GGGGGCATAGGGGGTGCTCAGGGGGCTCGTGGGCTGGGGGATGTGTATAGGGGACAGGGGTACCATCAGATGAGTAGTACAGACACCAATCAAGCTAGTGAGCTATTCGAGCTATGTAAGAGGGTTTATGGGCTGACTGGGTGGGCTACTGAAACAAATAATGAGGGTCGTGAGCTATATCTTGAAAAATGGTACTGGACGCTTGAAGGCAAATTGCAACTGTTTGCGGTAGAGCGTTACAAACTGTTAGAAGAGCAAGTTGCTTGCCCTCTCTACACCTCCGACTACATACTAGAGAAGTTGCCAAATAAACTAGGCGAGAAATGGCTGAACCTATCACCAGAGACAAGTTATAAGGGTCTATGGATTGCCGACTATCAGGACAATAAGCAAGTCTCAAGCTATATATATTTTGCGAATACCCCACTCAAAGCCCTCCTAAAACTAACCATAGCCCTCTCAGAGGCAGGAGAATTAAAATGACCAATCAAGCTAGTGAAGAATTGAGAGAGATATTCATAAACCGTATGTGGAACTATTTTGGTATAGAGGATAAAAGTGAGTTAGCCTACTTTGGTACTATTTATGACGAGGTTGTAAATGCTATTATCCGCACCGAAAAGCTAAAGCTATTAGATGCACTAGAAGCGAAAGCACAAGAGTATATTGTAATCGGAGAGCAACTTCGTGGGTTCCCATATTTTATAACCGTAGATAATATCAAAGCTGAACGCAATAAATTGGAGGCAGAGCTATGAACAAAAACAATGAAGACATGCTTACTATGGCAATTCAGCAGATAACAGGCTTTGAACATGCCCTATATAGTATGAATGATGCAGGCAGTCTCGCCATGTCTATGGGATTAACTGAGGATGAATGGGAGAAAATAAAATCATCGGAAGATTGGATTCACTCTCAGACTATCGAGGAAATTGACGCTTATTTTAAGGAGGCAGAGCTATGACAGACACCAATCAAGCTAGTGAAGATGAATTGCGAGAAAGTATAGATGCCTTACTGGAGCGATGGCGAGGTATTCTTACGCATAAAGGTGATGGCAACGGAGATGAATACTACCAGTCGGAGGTTGTTGATGATATTCAGGAACTTATCCGCACCGAAAAGCTAAAGCTATTAGCAGAGGTGAGGGAGCGAGTGGTAGATAAGCCGACTGGTACCCACAACGCGGATAGCCTATTAGAGCGTGACGTACTCATCTACAACCAAGCGACAGCCTATCTTCGCACCGAACTAGCTAAACTGGAGGCAGGGCTATGAGAGATAAACCACAAGAGCCACGAGAAAGACCACTACTATGAGCGCGGTTGGTGATATACTGGTAGTGAGGGACTTTATGGCAAATAACCGCTGACTAAAAATCGGCGGTTGTTTGTTTGAAATGTATGCTACTATAGAGGGAGTAGATTAAAAAGTTGTTTTCATTTTTTGGCGACGGAGCAAAACTGGAGGCGCTTGGTAGACATACCACGCTGATGAGCAAAGCGTAGACCAGACGCGCTATCAAAGGGAATTGATTACGGCAGCTTTTTAGCTACTATCGGCCACTCGGCAACTGACAAAGCATTCGTGCAGCGTTAGTGAAAGGGTGGCCCTTTGTTTTATCTGATGAATAGAGTAAAATGAAAGCACTAGCACTAAAAACAGAAAGGTTATAACAGGGGTGAGTGCATTCTATCACGCTATGGAATTGAACAAAGAGCAAAACATGCAGTTCAAAGCCATGAAGAAAGCGTTTAAGCACGGCCAATCATGCAGGAAATGCGGCAAAAAACTAGCGTCACACAAAATGACTGTTGACCACATCATACCAGTGTCCGACCCTAGCGTAGACCCATTCGACATGCTGAACCGGCAAGTGCTATGTATGCCGTGCCACCGTGAGAAAACACACCAAGAAAACCTCGAGCGCCACAAAAAGAAATTGGAATGGCGGCCGCCCTCAATGATTCGTGACCAACAACATCAGGAAATTAAACAAGGGAGGACGACATGAAACTCATCGGAATGCTCGAGATGATATTCGTATTGGCACTGATTGCTATTGTGTGCGCACTGAGCAAAGACCACACATGGAATCCATACTCAGGGGGTGAGCTATGAAAGCCCGACCAGATAGTATGCTAACCGATGAGCAAAAGATTGCTACGCAAACATACGCTCGAGCAATATCTATGATGTTTCAAAAGATGTTCGAGATAGGCAATGCTGCTGATGATAGAAGTGAGGCAGTCATACAGACCACAAGGCTTATGCGCGAGTTTAGTACCACGCCAGAGATTGGTAGGTTGCGCCCGGAGCTAGAGCAATCACTCGACGTGTTGTATGATGAGGTAAAGGAGTAGTTGTATGGACGACAACAATACAGAGGTGGGTGTAGCTACGAACCAAGATACCTCAGAAAAAAAAGTAGCGTATGATGAGCATGGACTTGTTCCGGGCAGCATACTCAACCCAGAGGGCAAGGGTGGATTCGGTGATAACCCCGAGAACAGGAGCAATGGCCGGTGGAGTAAAGACACCTCTATCACCTACTGGTACAACAAGATTGGCCGCATGACAGATGAGGAACGTAATACATTCGTGCCTACCTCTGATTTTCAACGTATAGCACTAAAGCGTATTGCAATGGCGCTCGGTAGTGATGAGCTTGCACTCAAGGCCACTAAAGAGATTACTGACCGTGTAGAGGGCAAACCAAAGCAAGACATCGACATGAACATCGAGAGCGAGAGTGCGATACCTCTGATTAAGGGATTCGTCATACCGACACTGCCAGAGGATTTCATCGAGAGGGACATTATCGCGCAAGGTGGCAAGGAACACCTGAAATAATGCGTATGGTGATATATTAACCAGCAACCAGCACGAGCGATGATGTCATTTTGCCGGGCTTTTATCAACGACTACCAAAATCTAACATCGTGGGTGATATAAATGGCTGAAAAACAGAAACTCAAGACCAGTCTAGCCACGTCATTTCGTGGTGACGGCTACTGGGTTCCGCTGCCGGGGCCGCAAACATTGGCCGTAGCACTGAGTAAAGACAAACGCTATCGTGAGATTCTGTTCGGTGGTGCGCGTGGCCCGGGCAAAACGGACGCCAGCATTGCCATACTCGGCGATAGATTCCCCGACCCTCGGGCCAAGCAACTGGTGATTCGTCGCAATGCAGAAGACCTATCGGATTTCGAAGACCGTGCCAGCCTTGCGTACAAAGCCATGGGCGGCAAGCTACGACGCAAACCAATGACATTATCGGGCAAAGGCACTGGGCGCATTCTGGGCGGCCACTTGAAAGACGACGACGCCTATGCCAAGTACCAAGGGCATGAGTACTGCCGCATAAACATCGAGGAGCTTACGCAGATACCTCGCGAGAATATGTACGTCAAGCTGATTAGCTCGGCACGCTCGAAGTACCCTCACCTATTCCCACAGGTATTCAACACCACCAACCCGGGCGGTATTGGCATGGCATGGGTAAAGAGGCGATTCGTCACACCAGGCCCCAACACTACGTGGCGCTATAAGCACGAGTACCACTGGTATGATAAGGACGGCAACCCTCAAGTCACACACTGGCAAACTATCATCGACAAGGAAACAGGCCTCTGGCGTGCATACATTCCGGCCACTATCGACAGCAACTCTATTCTGCTCGAGAGCGACCCGGAGTACGTACGACAGCTCGAATCACTCAAGCACACAGACCCCGAGCTATATGAGGCGTGGCGCAATGGTAACTGGAACATTCAATTCGGCGCAGTGTTCGATGAGTTTAGGCAGGGCTTGCATACCTACCGGCGATTCTATGACTGGGGTATCGACGAGGAAACATTCAAGAGTCGCGCACTGTTTAAGATTGCCGGCATGGACTGGGGCTACAATGACGAGTGTGTGATACTCTGGGCGACATTCGATTCAATCACCGAGAAAGAGGAGCGTGCATTCGTATACCGCGAGAAACACGACAACCATAAGCACCCAAGGTGGTGGGCGAAAGAGTTCGTCAAGATACAGCAGAATGACC